TGTCAAGAGAGGTATAGGATACGATCAGGATGAGGTCACTGACGAAGGTTTGATGTCCTTTGGTAAATTGATGCAAGCCTATGACGTATCAGATGGTGGTGGTACTGGGTTCTGGGGTGGTGCCTGGGATTACATGTCTGCCTTTGCAGCTTCTCCTTCTACTGCTGCTACTGTAGCAACCTTTGGTTTTGGTGTAGGCTCTAAGATAGCTGCCAAGGCTGCAGGTAAAGCTACCCAGATTGGCATCAGAAAGTACGCACAGAACATGCTTCAAGCAGGTATCTCAAAGCAAACAGTTAAAGAAGCAGTAAAGAAAAAGACTGTTGGTAAAGCTGCTGCACAGGATGCTGCCATTGCATTTGGGGGTGGGTTTACACTGGGTGGTGTTGGGTCTTATGGTAGAGGTGAAGCAAGAGAAGAAGTAATTGAAGGTTACGATTACGGCCTTTCTGATCTTGCAAAAGATGCTATGATTGATGGTACCCTAGATGCTATACTAGGTGGGTTTGGTGGAGCCTGGACACAATCAACTAAGAACAAAGCATTAGATGCTATAGTTGATCAAGCTGATAAAGCTAATGTAAGAGCACAGGAAGTAGCTCAGGTAGCACTGGACAGAATTAAACTTGCTAGAGAGAATGGCACTAGTACTATTGAGATAAATGATACGATGTCTGCTATGGCAGATATTGCTGCTATCCTTAGATCAAAAGAGGCAGGAGTACCACTTGATAAACTGCCAGAGGACAAGGTTGAACTAGGTCAACAGATCCTCAACAGGATGATGGATACATCTGATAATAGTTTTGTTGCTCCAGGTTTGGACATGAATGCTGTGAGAGGTATCGCAGCAGCTAGTATTGAACTTAGATCAAAGCTTAAGCTTGCACCTGGGCAAAGAATTACTGAAGCAGTAGCAGATGGTCTAGAGAATGGAACGATTGATTCCAACATGATATCTCAGCTAAGAAAAGACTTTAATCTTTCTGCTGAAGAGTTGTCTTACGTCTGGATGGCAGAACTTTCTAAAGCAGGTAGTATTCTTGCTGAAGGTTCTAGAATTAAGAAAGCTATAGTTGGTGAGATCAATGTTCTTTCTAGTAGAGGTGCATCTGTATTTACAGGCGACAAAGCACTAGAAACAATAAGAGAAGCCCAAGGAAAAGGACTAGTAAGAAAAGGATATGAGGGTCTACAAAACCTAGATGGTATGCGTATTGCCTTTATGACTTCTCAGCTTGGCACTACAGCAGCTAACGTTGTGACTGGTGTAGGCAATACAGTCATTGATATGTCTGATGCTTTCTGGAAAGATGTTCTTAATGCCACTGTTGGTGTGCGAGGGGCTGATGGACAGGTACAAAGACGTTGGACTAACAATACCTTTTCTGTCCTCAGAGGGTTCACAGTAAACAGAGTAGAGGCAGAAGTCCTTGGGGCAATGCTCTTAGAAGATTCTCCCACACAGTTCACAGACTTGTTCTACGAATCACAAAGAATTGGCGATGCAGTAAACTCTCAGGGACTTACCAGTAGAGCAGGTAGATTTTTCAACACTCTTAACATGGCGACAGATGCTGTGTTTAAACAAGGGGCTTTCTATGGTGCAGTAGATAGAAGACTTCGTGAACTTAACGATCCTGCTCTTGGTGCTAACCTTTCAGAATATCTAAAGATACACACAGACCTAGAAGCTTTAAGATCATCTGGTGTACTCTCAGAAGCTACAGACTACGCAAAGAGATTTACTTTCCAAAGAGATTATAAAGGTGATAACTCTGTCTTTGGTAAAGTCTCCCAAGGTATCCAGAGATTTCACAAGCAAGCCCCATTCATAGTATCTTCAGGTTTGGATATGCCTTTCCCCAGATATATTTCAAACCATCTGGAGTACATCAATGACTACACTCCTATTGGTATAGTTACTGGTGGTATGGATACTCTTGAAAAGTTAATATACAAAACTGGTGACGAAAACCTAACCCTTGTAGGGGATACATTTAAAACTGGTAAAGACAGAGTTGCACGTCAGATGACTGGAACTATGTTGACCATAGGAGGTATATGGGCTGCTGCAGAAAAAGAAGGTGAGATAGACTACACAAAGTTTGATATCACAGGAACAGGATCAGAGACAGACGTTGGACGTGTAGCTGGACCTTGGGCTGCAAACCTTTTGATTGGTGACTGGGTATACAGGTCAGGTGCTCTTGGAAGTACTTTATCAAAAATGGGTTACAAAATACCTGATTCAATGCCAACCTTAGATAATCCTATGGAATGGGGATCACAGGGTAAACAAAACTTATCAGATGTTCTAGGTGGAATGACTGACCTTGGGTTTGATCCTGGGTTTGTTGGGGCTATTGCAGAATCAGTAGTTGATGGAGAGTGGTCAGAGGACGCACAAAAATTAGCAGGTAATATTGTTGCTACATTTACGTACCCTGGTACTATAGCAAGAGATGTAGCAGGTCAGTTGAACCCTGACGTAGCAGGTACTCCTTTTACGAGAGATGTAAGAGGTGGTCCTCAAGATTCAGATGAAGTATCTGTATTTGGTGAGAAGAACTTCTTAGGTGAAGTCTTTACTAGTCAAGTAACACTACAACAAATGACTAGATTCCTGATGGATAGTCCTGCCTTTAGCCTTGGTCAGTCTAACAGAAATGAGACTGGTATTGATCTTAAGAAGTATACTATCTTTAACCCTGTACCTCTTGGTGGATACAATCCAATAGCAAGACAGTTTGGTTTTAATCAGGAACCACCAAGCACAGGTATTCAAAAGGAACTAAATAAACTAGGTATAAATGAATACGAAGTTTATGGTAACAAGAAAGTTAAAAACCCTGCAGTAGACTACGCAGTAAGAAAGTTCTTGGCATTGGGGTATGGTGAAGACTATCCTTCTCTTTCCAAAAGATTTGATTCTTGGAGATCAGAGTTTAAACTTGATAGTAATAACCCCCTATTCCTAGGTAGAACTTATGATGAACTTGAGACACCACAGGAAAGAAGAGAAGCTCTTGTAGAACATTTTATAAATCCTGCAATAGCAGAAGCTGAAGCTCAAATGACAGGTGCTTTTGAAAATATGCTAACAAAAGACTCAGGAAGAAAAAGAGCAGCAGGTTTCCTACGTAATCTCTACGTGTTAGAAGCAGCAGAGCTTGAAGCATCTACCACAGGAACTACATTTGATGATGTAGTTAAGATGATGATGACAGATCCTAGTAAGAACTTTGATAAAAAGTATGAGACAGCTAGAGAATTTATTGAAGACTCTTCTGGTATCGAAGAAGAATTAACTAGAAGAGAAATGATTATAGACTTTGCTAGAGAAAACTTTGGTGGGCAGAAAGCAAAACTACCACCAGTAGATATACAAAAGTTTATACCTCTGACTGTCAACGAATAAAAGAAAACCCCCAGGAATTAACTGGGGGTTTAGTTTAAGACGATTTATCTTTAGTCTTTTTATAGTCAAGCATCATACAGGAATAGCAGAATGCTTGGTCAACGATCTCGTCTGATCGCATATACTTCCCAGAGGCAAGTAACCCTGACAAGGCTGCTCCTGCGAAGTAATCCCTAGCAGGTATTTCACCACTAGGAATCTCTTGTTTAATAAACTCTTGGGCTTCTTGCTCAAGGGTTTTTTTATTTTTAGAACTCGTACTTCTGGCCATATTCATTCTCTAAAATAAATAAAAGGTATTGTATCCCTTTCTTTATGTCTTCCGCACCGTTCTTTTGTCTGTGCCTACTAACGTACTTGACTACGTTACCGTCAGCAAATGGCATGTCGTTAGCCATGATGTATTCAATAGGCTGAACCTTCTTACTTCTGTAGTGGTCGCCACCAATCTGGTGAATCATAGCAGAGTTATCAAAGTTAGAACACTCACCGCACTCACCAGAATCATCTAGGAAGTTTCCACATAATGAACAAGCAGTGATTGTCATAGTGTAACTAACTCCGCTTCAGTATAAGGAATGTGATAAAAGGTTTCATTCTCTGGGATTCTGTGAGTTGGTCCAGTAGGTTTCTGGATACAGTCATCAGTCATCTGAGTACCTTTAATTTTCCATGCCTTATCATACGTTTTATTAAATACAAAAAAGTATAGGTTGTCTAAGTTTTCACTGTACTTCTGTACTAGTCTACGCTTACGTCCAGGTATCCTGACTTCTTTCCACCAGGTAGGCCAGTCACCTGACCACTGAGCCTTACGCTCAACCTCATGGTAGAATGTTTCACCATCCTTAGTTGTCACTAAGTCAGCGTAGTAATCTTCTTTATCAGAGACAACAGTATGTCCCTCTCCTTCAAGGAGTTTGATCAGTGCTTGTTTAGATGGTTCATTAACTTTATCATAAACATCTTTTCTAAACTTACGTACATGGACTTTCATTTGCCTTGACCCCTATATGGTTTAGTAGATCTACGTTTATGTTTGTTCATAGAACCATACTTGATAGAACCTATTCTCTTAGACTGAGAAGTCTTTTTCTTTAGGGCTTGGTGAGAGTTGGCTGATGCACCAACGATCTGAACCTTAGCCATTTTCTTTCCTCCACATTAGTTCGTGAAGCAGTTTCTTCTGCTCGTAATCAGACAGTATCATCCAATCACGTATTTCGTCAAGTGTTCTTTTACACCCCACACAAAGACCATCTTCAATACGACAGACCTTTATGCAGGGTGAAGGGACAGTGCCCAGTTTCTTTCTACGTTGCCTATTCACACTGACGTAGACCAGTAGCAGGAT